TTCGTTAGATATACCAATAAGTGTACAAATACAAGGACAAGATGCTAATGGTAGAATCCTAGGACAAGTGTTTAATGAGCAAGGACAGAATGTAACAGAGATAGCTACACAAGACCCAAGACAGAATGCATTTGCTAGTGATAGAGAAATGTTATGGCTAGATAGCTTAGATTTAACTAATGCTACACCTCCTGCTGATTTTAATGTAGTAAATACAGCTAAAGCTGTAGGTGCTGGAGCTTTAACTACTACTGCGAGTATAGCAGATGCTAGTATAACACTAGGTGCTAATATAGTACGTAAAGTAGCAGAGTTGACTGGTAAGCCAGAATTGTACACTGAAGAAACGGCAAAGTTTGCTAGTGACTTTATGAACAGGTACAAAGACCCTAAGTGGGCGAATGAGGTTACAGGCTATAACCCAGCATACTCTGATGCAAAGCTAGATAAAGCTGTTGAGGAGTTTGATAAAGGTAATTACTTCAGTGCTGCTTTAGAGGCTATTAAAGGTGGACCAGATGTACTGGCTGGTTCGATACCATACATGGCATCAATGATGACAGGTGTTGGTGCTGCTGGTATGGTTGGTGTTACATTCAATGATAAGATAGACGAGTATACAGAGAAGAATAATGGTGTAGGACCTAGTGCTGCTAGAAAGGCTGTGATGTTGCTAGCTAGTGCTGCTGAGGTAGCTTTAGAGAGGTTGACGTTTGGTAAGGCTATTAAAGGGGAATCAGCTACTATTGAGTGGCTGAAGAAGCTACTAGATAGTGCTCCTACATCCGCTAGGAAGACATTGGCAAAGGAACTGGCTAAGAAGGCTGGTGTATTAGCATTGGATGCTACTGAGGAAGGTGCACAAGAGGGTTACCAATATATAAGTAACTACTTAACTAGTGAGTATGGTACAGCTAAGGACAAAGGCTTTAATATTCAAGAGATGAAGAAGAGCATAGCTGGAGGTTTTGGTGCTGGTGGTGTTACTGGTGTATGGGGACAAGTAAGAAGTGCAGGTGAAACTGTTAGCAAGGTTAAAGAAGCAAAGGTAGAGACTAAACTAGAGGAAGATGTTAGGCAAGCTACTGAGGCTACAACAAAGGATATCAGAGAAAAATTGGCTAAGGTAGTAGTTGGAAAAGCAGATAGTGAAGCCGTACAAGAAGCTAAAGAAACCAAGGCTGTTACTGCTACTGAGCTGGTAGATAAGTTTAATCAACTAGAAGTGTTGAAAAGAGAAGCAGAAGAATTAAATGATGATGCAACTGTGCAGGATATTATCGCTGAACAGAGTTTAATAGCAGATAAATTGGTTGCTGAGGCTGATTTAGGCAATGTAGGCTCTGCGAAAGAAATGACTGATATTCTAGAGACTATTATAGAAAACAATCCAGAAATAGAAGACAAAGAATTAGAGAGACTAATTAAGACTGCAGGGGAGAGTTATGTCCCAGCAAAGATAAAAGCTATTAGAGAAACTGTTAAGAAAAACAGAGATGCTGTTGAGCAAGATGTTACTGTGGGGAAGCACGGTTATAAGACATTAGGCAAACAACTACGTTCTATGATGAAACAACCAAAGCTATTTACTAGAGAGATAGCAAAGGTTAAGGATAGATTATCCAATCTAAGAGCTACACAGCAACAAAGAAAAGCTGTTGTAGAGAAATACGTTAAAGAGCTAGAGACTAAGTTACAGAATAAAGACTACCTTGGACGTGTTGGTAAATATGTTGAAATCCCTCTTAGTGAATACAAGACACAGGATGGTACTCCATATAAGATACATGTAGCTGATGTTCAGAAGAGATTAGCCGATAAGAACTATAAAGGTGGTGCTTACGGTACTATTGCAGACATACAGAGAACTATCCAAGGTATAAACAGAGAACTAAGAAGAAGTGGGGTTGTACTTGAAGCAGATAAGGTAACTGTTCCAGATGTTAAGCGTAAGAGAAACAATAAGCACATAACAGAAGCTACTGTATTCGGTAAAGCTAACAGGATTATAGCTTTCAAGACTGGTAACAAGAAAGTAGACTCTGTTGTATCTAAATGGGTAACTAGCAACAAAGGCAAGGTCAACAAGGACACGTATATAGAGCAGGATATCGTAGCTGTAATTGTACCAGCTTTTAATTCTAAATTTAGCAAAGATAACCTACTAACAAGTATGAAAGCTAAAGACAGTAAAGCTGTTATGGCTAAGATAGCTAAAAAGCTGACTGGTGTAATGGAAGCTAAAGCAAAGATTGTTATTAGTGTTATAGACGGAAGAACTAATGCTGAAAAAGCAGTAGCAGAGTATTTAATTGAGAATAACTATGTTGAAGTAAACAAGCATGGTACTAAGCAAAGTGGGACTGGTATATTTATTCCAGCAGAGAATGCTAGAGAGCCTAAAGTGAAGGAAGAAACAACTAATGTAGCTACTGAGACTGCTAAGCAGGCACGAGTAGAAACAAAGCTGCCAGAAGTAGATGAAGCAGAAGCAGGTAACATAGATGCTAAGACTATTACTGAGGAAACAACTGTTGATCAAAGAGATATGGTATTAAGTGAAAGTATATCTAATGGTGCAGCAGAGGTGACATCTAAGGGTAGAACACAGGTAATAGATATTAATAAGATTGTTAAGAAGACAGGCAAGCTGCTCAATGTTATGATGATGGCTGCAGAGAAGGACTTAGTAGGATCATTACAAAGTTATATGAGACTAGCTAGCAATAACTTCTACTCATTATTTACAGATGTTAATACTAACATGGACATAGAGAAATTTGCATTGTATGATTCACCAGCAAGAGGGTTATTATTTGACAAGAATGGAAAGATACGAGCTAATGTAGCTGCTACTATTATGCTAGCTGCTGATGAGTATATAGCAACGTCTAGTAAGATGCTTAATCCGTATAGTAAAGAAGATATTGCTAGAATGATGGGAATTACCGAATTTGAGGTAACTAGAGATATGATGACATTCTTCAGAGAGCATGGAACTTTCAAGAAGACAATGGCGAATAGTATTGCTAAGACTGTTATGAAAAATTTAGGATTGAAAGCTAATGACTCAATAGATAGCGATACATATGATAAACTACTAGCAGATGTAGGGCATATGGGAATACTGTATTTAGAGGCTGCTAAGATAGTTGAGGTTACTAAAGTAGAAACAAAAAAGTACGCATCAGTAATAGGTGATAGATATAACACATATAATACTAATGCAACTGTATCTTTTGTAAGAATGAACAAAGCTACTAAGTCTAGCAAGGTCAATAAAGCTAAGGAAAGAATAGAAGAGATTATGCCATTAGCAGGTATTGAGATTAATATGCTCAAAGGAGCTTTGGACAAACCTGCTAAGCACAAAGGACCAGAGATAGCTAGAAGAGGCATAGGAACTAAAGTTGGTAAGATAGCTAAGACAGCATTAGACAAACTAAGAAATGTAGAATACACCCCAGTGGCTTATGGTGTACAGTGGATTAAAGAGAACAGAGAGAGAGCTATGGAACTTATGGGCTACGTAGGAGGAGATAGTTTAGCTGACCTAGACTTTAAATCATATGAAGCACAAGTGGCTATTAATGAGAAGATTGAACAGTCTATAGATGACTTGATTGCTAATGATAAAGAAAGTATGTACTTCGACTGGTTCTTTACAGGAAACGGAAGATTTATTCTGGATAGCAATACACTAAACCCACAAACGGATAAAATGTTACACAGATTCTTGATTGTACCAAAGAGTATGCTAAAGACATTAGATAAGACTAACGATAAGCATATGAGACCATTCTATGATGCTATTGCACAAGCTACTGGGTTTGGCATTGACAAGAAGAGAGTCAAGGAAACTATCAAACAAGCAAAGAGAGTACTAGAGATAGATTACTGGAGATTGGAGAATGCACTGTCTGATATCAAAGAGCTCGATGCTATTAACAAGGAACTAAAAGATGAAGGATATGCTGAGATAAAGGTTGAACATCTAGGGCATTTCTTACAAGCTGTTGAAGCTGTGGCTAATTATCAGCAATCAGAAGACGGTACATTTGATACTAGTATATCTGCTGAATACGATGCTATTACAAGTGGTTTTGCTATTAGACTATTGCAAATGCCAATATTGAGAGACATACACAAATGGCTAGAGAAGGTAGGTGTATTTATAGCTAATGATGGAGTACCTATGAGTGACAAGCTGGCTAATGGATTAGTTGATAGCTATCAGACATTGGCTAAAGGAATTAGTCCTGAAACTATGGAAGTGGATGGCAAAGTAGATACTCTTGGACTATGGGATATGTTAAAGGATAAACTACCGCAAATGGAAGATGGTGTGGTTAGTTCAGAACTACGTAGCTTGTTCAAGGGTCCATTTATGACATTTAACTATGCTGCTGGGCTAAGAACTATTAAGAAGTCTTTAGGGTACGCTATTATTGATGATATAGTTAAAGATATGACTGTGAATGAAGGCAAGGGAAAATATGCAGATTTGTATACAAAGTTAGCTAAGCTTACAGACAGAGAAGGGAAAAAGCTATATGAGCTTCTAAGAGAGAAAGACTATGACCTAATAACTGTTAAGATAGGGAATAAGAAAAGTACCTTAGGCAATGAGCTTAGGAAGCTAATAGAAGGCACATATGGCAAAGCAGTGGAAGAAGCATTACTAACCGAGTTCCAGCCATTCGTAGCTGCCAATAACACTATAAACAATGCTTTTAGAGCAATGTTTGCAGTATTCAATATTAAGTATCAAGAGAAGTTAGAAGAATATAAGAAGATAGGACCTATTACTTCTGCTGTTAAAGATAAGATAATCGAAGAACTGTTGGATAGTATGCCAGTTATTAAAGGACCAGACAGCGAAAGTGTGCAAGATGGTGTAATGATTATAAGCGATAAGATTGCGGGGACTACACCAGCAACAGGAGCAGCACAAACAAGGGTTAAAGATAAAAAGGTTAAATCTAAGGTTATTCAGTCTGTAAGAAGAGAACTAGATGCTGCTGTGAATTCTGGTTCTGTTATACCTATCCACTTTATTGATGGTGCTACTATGGCTGCATTGATTAACTTTATAGGCACAGGTCAATTTATCCACGATGCTATCATTGTACCTAATAACATGACAGCTAAGGCTATTATGAAATACAATGAAGAATGGCTTAACAAGGGTATCGGTTATGACATGGTTGGTGCTATAGCTGATGCTATGGAAAGAGTAGCTGCTACAATAGAGAAGGACAAACTGCCTACTATTAAAACATTCTTGAAAGAGGGTGAGTATATGGTTGGTAAGGACAAGGAATACAAGCCAGGTGAATACAATATTAGCTTTGCAGATATTCAATCTATGATTAACCAACTAGCTACTGGTGTGAGTCAGGCAAGGGCTAATTTATTTAACAATAACGAACTAACTGTTATGCAGATGGTAGGGTTTGAGGGTACAAGTTTTACAGGAGTTAAGCAAAACTTAGCTGTTAATAACAGAGAGTTTAAGCCTATAGCTCCAACCATGACAGATAAGGCTAAAGAAACAGAAGCTAAGGCAGAAAGACAGGAGAAAGAGACTAAGGATGATTTAGTAGAATTTACAGGCATAGAACTAGATATAGCTGGTACAGACTATGCGCAGTATGGAGACTATGTGGATGCTGTGTATGAAGATGCTACTAATAGAGCTAAGACAGTATTTGGTAAACTAGGGAATGTGCTTGTAGCTAGTTATAACAATGGAGGGAATACAGAAGTACTACCTATTAAAAAATACAAGATTAACTTGAAGAACAGATCTGTTACTATTTATACTGAGAATGCACAATATACGTTTGGTGAGAATATGGTTAACAGCAACGAGACTAATGGTGGTATGAGTGTATTTGATGAAAGAATGGCTGAGGTGACTGCTGAGCTATTCAGAGAGTTGGACTATGCTGGTGTGAGTGGTAGTAGCAAAGAAGCTAAGAAAGTAGCCAGAAGCAAAGCAGGGTTTGTCAAATTGAAAAATGAGGTACATAGAAATGTGGAAGGAATGAAGAGGCTAGCTAAGAAACTGGAGTTGTTATCTTTAGCAAAGAGTAGCCCAGAACACGTACAGCATTTACTAGGATTGTTTGACAAGATAAATCCAATGTTCTTAACTAAGATGACTACATACCTAAATACAGCAGCTGAAAAGACTGGTGGTATAGTTAACTATAAAGCTAAAGAGATTATGGTTTCTATCAGCAAGACAGATGCAGAGATGAGCGGTATGGAAGCATACACACATGAGATTATGCATAGTTATATGGGCTATGCTTTTAGAAGTGACAATCCAGAAGCAAAGAGAATCAAGGCTAAGTTACTAAAACTAAGAAGAATGGCAAGTAATATTATCAAGCCAAAGGACTTAATTCCAAACCAGGTGCTGGATAGCAAAGAAGCTATGAAAAAAGCTCAAGCTCAGTGGGATTATATGTTTAACAATGCTGATACAGGGCTAGAGGAATTCGTAGCATTAACACTTACTAATGAAAAGATTAAAAAATTACTGAGCGGTAAGATTTCAGAGCTATATGGAGAAAAGAAAAGTATCTATAGACATATACTAGATTTAGCTATTAAGCTGTTAGACATGATAACAGGATTAGATATACCAACAAGTGACAAGTCTATCTATGACAATGTATTCCAACTTAGTTTTGAATTGGCACAGTATAATAACAGTAGATTAAAGCAAGTACAACCAAAAGGGGGGTTCTTTGCAAGTTTGGATAATGCTAAACTTGTAGCTAATAAAACAGTTAGTAATGCTATCAAGGCTGTTATTGATAAAGCAACTGACTATGAATTAAAGAGTTCACCAAGAGATGGTTCTATACTGAATTACAGTAAGTGGTTGGTTAAGGCATTACCAAAGTTGTTACTAGATAGCAACTACAGACCACAACTTAAGACAGTACTGGCTTCTGTAGGGGCTTCTCCTAGTGGAATACTGCAGAATATACTGAAGGATGTTAGTACTCCAAATAGACTAGAAAGAGCTGTGGAGAGATTAGGACTTATGGCAGATAAGATAGATTCTATGAGAGAAGATATCAAAGAAGCTGTAAGAAAAGAGTTAATGGAGATGTTTACAAAGAAACCAACAACTGTAGAACTATCAGCATTAACTTTAGGGATACTGGATACAGATATAAGCAGTTTGGAAGGGTATAGCTTAGGACAGTTAAAGAAGCTGTTTATGAATGAAGAAGTACTGAAAGAAAAAATAAAAGTTGTTACTACAGCTATAGGAAGAAAAGACAGAAAGAATCTTAACTGGTTGTTGACACAGTCTAAAGGACTTGGTAGATATATGGCTACACATCAAAGCAATATAGCACAGAACCTAAATGCAGAAAATATTGTTAAGATGTTTTTGACAGATAAGCCATTGGTAAAAGCAGACAAAGAAATGGTACAGCTGGTAGATGAATTAGCTACTCTTTATGCAGTATCTTATACTCCAACTGCTACAAGAGAATTAGTTGGTAAGATAATAGATAAAGAACCTAAAGCAGTAAAGGCAATAATAAACACACATAGGCTTATCAAAGAAGAGTCTGCAAAAAGATTGTTTATCAATAATAAAGCTCATATTATTAAGGGGTATACAAGAGCTATAGATGATAACATGACAGAAATAGCAATTAAGCCTTTATCAATGAGAAAAGATATGGAAAATGAAGGGTTTAAGCTGGTTTCTGTGTTAGAGAAAGACCCTATGGATAGAAGTGGTGTGGCTATGGGTGTGTATAAATCTAAGTCTTTTACAACTATGCCATATAATAGAGCTGCTACTAGATTAACTGATATACATAAGAGAGGAACAAGCTTAACAGATGTTTATTTCAAAGCTAATGCACCTATGGCTGCTGAACAAGCTAAGGCGGATAAGAAAAGAATAGACAAGCTAAGAAGACAAGCAGTTAAGGATATGATGGAAGGAAAGTTTAATGTTGATAAAGGAAATACTCTATCACCAATCATTGACCAAACAGGAAATGTAGTAGATTACAGGTACAATATGGCTAAGTCTACAAAGAGAGAGTTACTGAATCAAGACATAACAGCACATAAGGTTTTAGCTCATATGTTAGGTAATGTACAAGATAAGATGGAAACAGATAAGCACAATGAGATTGTACTAGACACTATACTAGATGATATGAAGAAGAACTATGTAGAAGGTTCTATTATTGGTAAGAATGGGGAGAGATATGTTACGATAACTAAAGACAGCAAAGATGAAAGAATAGCAGAGATATACAGTATACTACCAGAGAATATAAAAACTGCTATTGCTAGAAGTGATGCTAAGCAAATTGCTGTACGAGAAGATTTATTAAGTATGTATTTCGGATTTAGAGACCCAAGTGTATTCAACAGCAAAGTGTTCAAAGCTATTCTACCACAAGAAGTGTTGGCTATAGGAAGAGTTGCAGGAAAAATATGGGAAGAAGTAGTCAGTATATCTAAGGTGGATATTGTTATTAGAACTCCTATGGTATTTATTGACAATATAAAGAGTAACTTTATGTGGGCATATGCAACTGGTACAAATGTGTTTACAGTGGCTAAATTACAACTTGAAAGTTTAAAAGAAGTTCTTGATTATGTAAACAAGAGTAGAGAACTTAACCAATTAAAGATTGCTAAGGCTACTGGTAATATAGGCAAGAAAGATGTAAGTAAGATAGGAATGCTACAAGAAGAGTTGAACAATAACCCAGCTAAAGTTTTAGTAGATGCTGGTATGTATCAGACTATTATTGAAGACATTGAGAGAAGTGATTTAGAATCCCAATCGGTGTTAAGTAAGAAGTTTAGAGGGGTTATAGGTAAGGTTCCAGAATGGGTGAAAGTTGGTGCTGATATGCTTTACATATCACCAGCAACTGCACCATTCAAGTTTATGGTTAAAGCTATGCAATATAGTGACTTGGTTGCTAGGTTGGCACAATACAAGATACTTACTAAACAAGGTGTAAGACCTAGACAGGCATTGGATGAAGTATTAGATGTATTTGTTAACTATAACAAACCATCAAGTTCTATTGAAGAGTGGGCTAATCAGATGGGACTAATGATGTTTACAAAGTACTTTAAGAGGGTACAAAGAGCTATCAATATAGGTGTAAGAGAATATCCTGTTACGTTCTTAGCTAATATGGCTATGCAAGAGTTTGTTGTAGGGGATATTCCAGGAGTTGAAGACTCTAACGTGTTTAGTAAGAACTACGGAGCTACAACATACGTACCTACTGAGCTGTTAGACCATATGTATAGAGCAGTTATGCCAACTAGTGTTGAGATAGGAATGGGGGATGTGAAGCTGTTCTAAACAGCCTCACTCCTCTAGGTTTTTGAATACTACGTAAAAGATTAACATACATAGTACAAAGGTTATTACCCCAATTAAGAATGGAGCAATAAGAATGGCACCAAATACTAATAAGGCAGCTAATGCTGCCTTTACTAATATCATAGCTAACTACTTCAATAGGTATAGTTGATTAGATAGCCATTTAAGGTCATCAATGTATGTAGAGATTTCTTCATTATCTTCTAGGCTTTTAATAATCTCGTCTAGAAATTCTCTAGCTTTCTCTACTGTGTCTAGTTTTATGTTCATGTGCATCCTTTAAGAGTTGATTTATTTGTGTTTCTAGCCATTTACTGGCACCTTCAAATACTGTGACTACTTCTTTGATTGGGTCGTCTACAGATTTTAGCTTACTATCTAGTTTAGCCTCTATATCAGATAGTGTCATGTTTTACTCCATTTAGGTGGAAATACCAATAGGACTATGCTTACTATCATAGAAGCTACCATAGCTATCACCATACCAGACAATGTGCCAATGAAGATAGATATTAGAATTGTTCCAGCTAGTATATCAAGAGTGGCATCCAGCATACGCCTATGCTCTATTTTCCATTTAACAATTAAAAAGTTAAATGCTGCTGCAATGCCTATTAGTAATGCTTCCATTACCGTTCATCCAACAATGCTTGTAGTTCCGCTTCTGGTCCAACGAAGTCAGCTGGTTTGGTTAGCTTACCATGTTCGTCTTTAGGCATAGATAGCTTCTTGAAGTTATGACGCATGACAATGTTCAAGGCTCGTGTAGCTTGTGCTGGGGTTAGCCCTAACTTGAAGATAGAACCTAATGCGAATACGATTGCATCACAAGCTTTGTCTAAACGGTCTACGTCAGGAATAGCTACAGGAACTTGTAGTTGCCCTGTAGTTGGTAGTGATACTGAGTTAACTATAAGCCTACTATACTCTTTAGGTGTAGATTCTCCAGAATAGTTAGATCTTATATTATTAACTAAGTCAAATAAATCAAAGCCTTCAAGAGCTTCTTCTATCTGGAATGACGACTCAAGAAAGTCATCATATCCATTATCTAATAAACCAGCTTGTAGGTTGAACTGATATACTTGCTTGATTGGATTTTCCATTTACTTCCTTTCTATGAATAGGTTCTCAGCGAACTCTGCTATGTTACCTCTAACTACTCTAGGTAGAGACACTGCTGAGAGCTTAACTGAGTCATGTGTTTTGGTACAAGCATCTAGGATGGTAGATAGTCCATTAGTATATTTGTTCAGATAAGCGTTATCTATTTGGTTATTGGAACCAATGATGATAATCTTACAATCTTTACCAAATCTCGTTAGGACTTTCTGCAAGGATGCTTTAGACATGTTCTGAGCTTCATCAATGATAGCAACTGTATTGGTGAAAGTACGACCTCTCATACCAAGTCCAATCATGGCATTGATGTTGCATTGCTTACGAACCTTCTCTACTGTTTCTAGTACTTTTAGTTCTAGTTCTTCTCCACTAAGTTTAGAAGCTTTTAGCCGAATACGAGCTATAAAATCTAATGTATCTTCTAGCGGATGTAGGTATACTGCTAACTTCTCATCATTACCCGCTAGGAAGCCAATCTCTTCTGCTTTATCTACATCATCTACTGATGCTCTGATGTAATGGATTGATTCGTATGGTGTTTTGATGTCTCTAACTAATTTAATAGCATTAGATATAGCAGTGGCAGTTTTACCTGTACCAGCTGATGCAGAGCAAACTACTATATCTACTGACTGGTCTTGAATGGCTCGAGATAGAAATAATTGTCCAGTATTGATAGGATTCAAGTCTTGGATACGAAGTTCCTTTTCAGTTTCTTTGCCAAGAATAGTGATGAAGCCATTAGCCACTGTACCTAACTTGGTCTGAGCAGTAACTGCATCTACAAAGATGTAATTATAGTTGTAGATTTCATAGTCAGGGTCTACTTCGAGGATAGATAGGTTATGCAGCTTCGAGAATAGCTCAGAATTGACGTTTAGTGTTTTAGTGAACTCAATGTCCACATTATCTACAAGTTTCAAATCTGAGACTGCTAGACCTTCTGCTTGAGCTCTTATTCGACACATAACATCATTGGATATGAATGTTACGTTATTGTCGCTTGCTAAGAGTAAAGCTGTGTAGATTATTTGTCTGTCACGAACTATACTAGGGTCATGTTCAGAGAATGATGGGTATCTTGTTGGAGAGATAATCATTAATTTTACTGAATCTAGTTCAAGTTCTAAGACAAAGCAAAGGCAGCTGTCATTTCGTGTTGATGTTGGTACAGCTTTAGATAGTAGACGACCTACCTGTCTAGCTTGATATGCAACCTCAGATGTACCAGATTTTTTAGCATCAACTTCGTCAAGGACAGTGGCTGGGATGACTATGGTTGAGCCATCTTTGCCAAGGTTGACTAGGTTGTATGCATCTAGTAGGAGAATGTTGGTGTCTAAGCACTTGTACTTCATTGTTGGCCTTTCATAGCTCTCCAACGCTTCATAACTTCTTCATCATCCATCCACATGTCTTTACCTTCGATTACATCGTGAATCTCTTGTGGAGTTAGGAAGCCTTTGTAGATTGTTGAGAATGCTTTGTTAAGTTGCTTGTCAGAGAACTTAACGTAGTCTCTAACTTCGTGACCTTTACCAGCAGTTCCCCCTGAGTAATTATGTATCATAAACTGAGTGAATGGTGCAATTTCAATGTCATGGCAAGATAACGCTATCATAGTACCAGCTGAAGCAACAGTTCCAGTAAGGATTGCTGTGGTGTGAGCATTGGTATTGTTGAGTGAGTAGATTATCTTGAAGGCAGAATCAATTACACCACCAGGGGTGTTAATGTGAAGGTTGATTTGGTCACAAGGGTAAGCATTGTCAAGAAGGTAACAGAGTTCGTTATATGTGTCAGGGTTGGCTATGCTAGATGTAATGTAACAATGCCAAGTATGACCTTCTCTAACGATAGGTACTTCTTTATCCCATACTGTTGATACCTCATCCATTGGTGGTAGAAGTTCAATTTCCATTTGTGTCCTTTTCTATTTGGTCTATTACTAACTGTGCATAGCCTACAATGTCTACCCAACTATCTATGTAGTATGGATTGCCATTAACTATACGACCAATCTTATGGCAAATCATTTCTAGTGCTTCTTTCATATAATCCTGAAGTTCTGTGTACTTACCTAAAGATTCATCTTTCATAGCATCTTTCATAGCTTGGGTAATTCGAGCATGTTGCTCGAATTCCCCATAGTTGTTACCACGTTCAGCTAGTATCTTTTGTATTTGCATAGTGCTCCTTTAAAAGAGTTTATATTTACCTAGAATGGAAGAGAGCTGGTAAGCTCTCAACTGTTCTAGAAAACTACATGCATCAGAAATCAATTTCACATTGACTCCCTGCACAGCCTGAAGCTCCGAGTGTTGATACATCTGTATATCCTTTCTTAGGTAAATCTGATGCCCAGTCTATCGGCACAGCACTTGATGTAATTTTCCACCACTTATGTAGATTATAAACATCTTTAAGACAATTAGCACATTCTTCTTTAGATTTGAAGTTAGTGCTAAACTTATCGAATCTACGTACAAAGTCTCTTTTTAATAGGTCTTTATGCTCATCAGTTAAGACCTCACCAAATCCCAATGCAGTATTACATGCTGTCCATAAATCATTATTGAAGGCAGTTAAACCAGCTTCGATAAGCCCACTAGCAAACATAGCTACTTTGCCATATAGGTCTAGTATTTGTTGCTCAGTTAGGACTTCTGTAAATGGTGATTGAGGATAGGCTCGGTCACCTGCTGCTGCTAGAAGTGAAATACCACATAATGATTTACGATTATCATATATATACCTAGTTACTTCATCCCAGTCATCTACTGTGATTGTGTTAGATACATTATGTTTTAGGTAGGGTGCTACACATAGTTCGTGATTAGTGCCATATTCTATCCAATAGTCTTGAGCTAGTTTAACATATTCTAACTGTTTAACCCCTAGTAGATCTTTCTTGTAAATAGAGCCTTCTTTAGGTTCTATCGGGAAGGCTATGACGTAATCTAGGTCTGACCATACTGATGTTTCTACCATTGATGGGTTAGACTTAGCAAATAATTGACCTACTTCGGTTTCCTTATTCATCTGAACATGACGGATGTACCTAGGTGCATGCTCGCCATGGATACCTGATGCACAGCCTAGTAATACACTAGCGTTACCTGATGGTTTCACTACTGTTGTACGAGCTGCTTGGTTAATGCCTATTAGGTTAGCTGTAATCTTATTCCAGTGCTTAACTATTTCAGCGCCTTTCTTCATTACTTCTTTGTTGAATAGAATATCAGGATTGTTCATCCAACCTGTAATACCTACTCCGATTAGTGCTTCTTTATCTACTATCTCTTTAGTGGCTTCAGACACATAATTGAAGTCAGTGTAGCTAGCTTGGACTGTACCTAAGATAGATGCAGCTTTACATTGTTCATAGAATATCTCTTCAGATGTTGCCATACCTCCATTGATTTCAGTCAAGTTACACATTTGGAAACCTGAACGACCATCTTCAGTATAACCTCTCATACCTACCTCAACACATGGGTTGAATAGGATTTCAAGATCGTCTGCCCATACAAAGCCAGGCTCACCTGAATGTTGTACAGATTCCATGATAGATTGAAACTCTTCAAACTGTGTAGAATCTCGCAGTAAGACAGCTGAGTTATTAGATCTGCCTCTTTGTGGGTTATCTACAAACCAACTACCTGTTTTAGCTGTAATCATATCATAGTCATCATGGGAGAATAGACAAATAGTAGCTGCTCTACGAACACCACCTGATATAACTGCATCAGCTAAGTGCATGACTATATCATAGGCTGTGATAGGTTTAAGTCTAGTTGCACCTGTATCTAGTAGGTCCTTGATTAGCTTTTCTATTTTATCCAGTGCTCTACGTAATGGTTCAGGTCCAGGGGCTTTAAACCCTCCAGAGATTTCAGCACCTTTAGGTCTAATCTTAGTTAGATCGAAGTATAACTTACGCCCTTGATACTCTGATGGTTCAACAAAGAATGACCTAACTAGGGCACTTGCAGCATCAGCCCAGCCTTCTATAGAATCTTCAACTACTATAGTCTTAGCTTGTTTAGTACGTTTAGCTATGGCTGGTAACTTAGCAATGTGATGTTTTTGTACACTAAATCCTACTCCACAACCACAAAGCATTAAATAAAATGCTTCGCCAAAGAATAGTGTTCTATCTAAGTAAGAAGCTGTACAGTTATACATCTTTGCATGCTTATTTAGTAACTGTTCGCCACCAAATTGTAAGGCTCTTTGAGCACCTAGTATTTTTTTATCTCTATAAGCTTTTTCTACAATGTCTAACATATCTGACAGCTCTGATGTCATATTTGAAGCTAGCTTCTTTCTATGCATAGACATAACTCTATTTACTGCTTCATCCCATGTTTCATAGCGATTTAGGTCATTATTGTACCTAGCGTATGATTCATAGAATTTAGCATCAGCCATAAGTTGACTAGTATCAGTTCTCATATCATTCCTTTAAGTAGCTTAGTATTATGTGTTATGGAATTAACTACTTCTGTAATTCTACTCCAATCTCTATCTTTTAATTTGACTGCTAGTAGTTTATCAAGTAGAATAGATACTTTATCTATTCTAGCTTATAACCCTTCTTTTATTGAAGGCAGTTCGCTTATTTCGCAGCCCAATAAGTACTTAAAGGTATTCACACTATTGCTTCTTTAAAGTTTTCGAATGCTTTGAATTTAGGTACTACTTTGCCTGAAGCTAGTTTATATACATAGAACTTACCAAAGCCTGCTATAGTTACTTCCTCTCCTTTCTTTAGTTCTTCCATGATAGATTCTATGATGAAGTTTAAGACTCTCTCAGCAGCTACTTTAGTGCCTCCTTCGATGTCATTGTGTAATGCTAGGTTGTTGATTAACTGTGCTTTATTCATGTTGTTCCTTTAGTTATATGTTTTACGTAAATAATGAGCAATACCTAAAGCATCACAACGACCATCGAGGATGCCTCCTTTCGGACCAGTTAGCTCTGCTAACGGGTAAAGTTTGCTCATAACCTCAAATGTTCCTTGTTTACCAGACTTAGCTGGTATTTGACATGATTTCTGCCAAGCTTGTGGACGAACTAATTCATAGCCAATGTGCAGGGTTTGTAGCATACCTTCAAGCTCACCTAGACGTTGTCCGAATGAGAACATTGAAGATACACCTTGACCAGGCATGGCTGAGACAGATTCGACAGCTATCATGGTTGGTAATGGTAGTTTAGCTTGGTAGATAGACTCAAGATAGCCAATATAAGAGGCTAAGTTGAAGTCAACAAAGAAGGTAGTTCCATCTTCATATAGATGACAGAGACTGCCTTTCTTACCTACATCTATGCCTATCCAAGATTTCATTTAGCACCTGCTATAAGCTCATCTAAGTTGTAAAGGTTGCTAGTGTTTTCTGGGGTGTTGTTAGAACCCCCAGTTTTACGCACATAAATAACATCTTTACCATCTTCATGTTGTATAGTTACTTGGACACCAACATCCCAGCCAGATAATATTGCGTATAGTCCTGAGCTCTTAGTCCCAAGGCGAGAGGTGCTTCCTCTACTTCCTTGGAGAACTCCTCTGTAATGTGCCATTATGCTGGAAAACTAGCTGCCGTTGCGAATGGGTTAGCTGCTGGCGTAGCTTTAGGCGCTGGTGTAGAGCCACCAGACTTCTTAGCTGCTTTCCATGCTGCAACCTCTTCAGCTGTTAGTCCGTCTCTGTATGTTACGTTCTCAGCATATGCCATGTCTTTAGATAGTTGTACACCAGGCTGAGTTCCGTTGATGATTTCAGCTGCTGATGCACCGTCTTCACGATAGAATGCTTTGATAAGACGTCTCTCTTTGATTTCCCCATTATACTTAGAATACTCGAATTGAACTCTTATCTTAACTGGTAAGTCTGTGAAGTCTGTTAAGACAGCTAAGTCTGTTGGAATCCTGTCTTTGCCAAGTAGGTGTTCTTGTATTTCTGGGTCTGATACTACATCTAAGCCAGCTATTACAACTAGCTTATTGAATATCTTAGCTTCGAAGTTTTCAGAGCCATCGTTGTTGTCTAACTTAAGTCCATAGAATACTTCGTTAGAGCCTTTGTAGTCTACGTTGAAGTTTAGGGAACGAGCACCTTTGTTATTGACGACTACTGATACTGTCTTGATTGTTACTGGATATATTCCAGACTTGTTGATATAGTTACCACCATCTTGGATAGATGATTGGTCTTTTTTAGCTACGAAAAATGCCATTGTGTTTCCTTTATAGTTCGAATTTAGCTGCTGAGTTTTTTAACTCAGATAGCTTGTTGATATGTTGTTGGAGATTATACTCTTCAACGGGTTGATTGTCAGGTAGGTCAGCTAGAGCTGAACGAGCTGCAAACTTGGTAGAACGATGATGGATGATACGTTTGTTTGACTTAACTTCAATGAAGACAGAATTGTCAACAGTTGATAGAAATCCACCTTTTTTAGCGAATGAGCCTTGAGCTACTAACTCATAAGTTGCTGTGTCTACGTTCCATACTGCATGTGATACTATGACTACATTAATTCCGTTTGGTATAAGTGTGTCTTCAATGTATGAGTTGAACTCAGCTACTTCCATATTGACATGCTTCCAAGAGTCAAAGCCTTTGTATTGGCTACCACAGTTATTGGCTATTGTTTCAAAGATTGTGGAAACAGAGTCAAAGGCTATTGTAGTTGGCAATTTACCAAACTTTTCTTTATAAACACCTAATTTAGTATTGACTGTTGCTAATAGTTCAGATACTGAATTAAATCTAGATATATTGATGTGTGGTTGTGGGAATGGGTATTGTTTACCATCATGTGCAACTACAAACACATCCTCTAGGCTTTGTAGCAGGGTTGTTTTACCTGTGTTGGCCTGCCCTGCAATTAATAACTTAACTGCCATGTTGCTCCTTTTTTAGGCGATAGTCCCTGAACAGTAGGTAAGCAAGATTAGGATTATCATAGTAGGTCTCAACTGTTTCACAAATCAGCTTGAGGATGCTCTCGATAAAATCTAAATCGTCGTTTGTAATTGTCTCAGTACAAACACCTACTGTTGCAGGGTAGTCTTTCATTGGCTTACCTGTTTTCTCACTTATACGTCCAACTACGTTGTTGGTTATCCATACAATCCTAATACGATTGATAGGGATGTCCATCTTGTTGTAGATATAAGCGTATGTAAGCAACTGGTAGCGATAGTACGGTGGAATCTCTGTAGGAGGGTTTAGTTGAGAAGTAGTTTTGTAATCTACTAGACAGTCTCCAGCTACTGCGTCTGCTGAACCAGCAACGAAGTATCCTGGTTGGACTTCATAGTGAATTAATTCTTCTGAACGTTGTGGCAATCCACTCGTACGTAGGTAGTCAATTAATGCTTGACCCATTGGCTTCCATTGTTCGGAAATATATTGCACATCTACGTCAGGATTGTCTATGGATGCAATATACTTCTCAATTTCAGCAACATCAACTTTCTCGGTCTTACTATACTCTTCAGCACAGAAGTGTACGATTGTACCTAGCACTGATGCAGTATTGCCAAGGAATGTATCTTCACCAAGAACTTCTGATCTAAACCATTCATGTGGTTTAGCGAAGAACTTGTTGATAGCTGATGGTGATATTTTGAACTTATGATCTGGTGGTAATATTGATGCACCAGATACATAGTCTAATCTTGTAGGCATACGGTTCCTTTCTTTATTTTATACCCTAGAGCATTAAGCTTACTGCGAACAGCTTGTTCTGATACTTTAGATGTATCAAATCTGTTATGGATGTAAGCTATATTACGGATAGATGGTCTAGGGTCTAAAGCACAAGCATGTAATGTGTAAATATCTTCTTCGTTCCATTTATAGTAAGTACGTTTAGGGTTTATGCTTGGGAATTGGTTGGATACTTGACGAGTATCTACTCTGGGTTGTGGTATATCTGATATGATATCTTTAGCTAAGTCCGCTTCGGTTTGGACTTCATGTCTTTCACGATTAGGTTCCATTACTTCTTCTACTGATGGTATTGTTGGTTTACTAGCCTTACTAGCTAAGGTTTCAACCTCATCCAGCGATTTAGCTTGCTCCTGTAGATAGTTTAGATAGTTAAGTGCTTCTTGCCCTTCAAGTAAGATTTGCATTATACATCCTTTTATGATAATAGTCAAGCTCTTCTCTTAGTTTCTGAGCAGTTTCAGGATACTCAAAGGCTAAGATGTAGGCTAAGTCATTTATGTGGCTGGTTGAGATAGACTCTGCTAGCTCAATAGCTGACGGTGGTTCGAGTGGAGGAAATGGCAAGTACTGCTGCCAATTTTCAAATGTGCAAAGATACTCTGCTATTTGGTCTGGTGGGATGGTTGCCAAGAACTCACGGTTCTCTTTAGCGAGGACATCCATATAGGCGTCATAATTTACTTCTGATTCCATGTTACTTCCTTTTAAATTTGGGATAATTACGAGTTGTTCCGTTGTAGAGAACAGCGTTGTGCCGCATACGAGATATAGCAACGTATAAGAGTCTAAGGTAGGTGCTATATGCTATTGGTCTGGCATAGTGGTTATGTACTGATGGTCGTTTGTTAAGCTGAGCAAGGATGTCAGACAAGTCAATGAAGACTGTGTCGTAGCTAGAGCCTTGAGCTTTGTGAACTGTGCAGGCATACTGATGCTTGAGATTGAAGCATGAGTCAAACCTAAGCCAATACTCTTCATCACTATCAGCATCTTCAAGGAATTTAGCTAAACCTGACTTGGTTTTGAAGTGATATACAGTGAATGGAACACCTTTAGCTAAGACTTCTAGCTTGTAATATAATTCGTGTTCATCTACATGAGTTATGAGAACTGTATCACCGTTTTTACAAGTACCTAAAGGTTTATCAATAAGTACCTCATCTCCTATTTGGAAAGCTTCACCATTGATATACTGGTTATACTTATCAACCACTGTGTTGGAGTAGGCTAAGATTTTCTTCTGAACCGTGACAGAATTATAGCGAGATGCAAATTCAGAATGACTGTCTGTGACTGATATACAGGCTGGTAAGTTAGCTAATGGATTGAATTTGTAATCTTTGTTTTCAATAGCTTTACGGAACGATGCTAGGTATTCTGACAAAGCAATATCTGTAGAATCTTGCCGCATCTGTTCTGTGAGGGTAATGGTCTTAGCTTTGATGGTATTGAGGTTTATTCCGATACCTACTGCTGGGAGCTGTATAGGGTCGCCTAGCAGAAGGATTTTCTTGATGTTACCAGCTAAGAGTTCAGCATGGAGTGTGTTCCATACTGTCAGAGGAAGCATGGATACTTCTTCAACGATAACTAGGTCGGCTGTTTTAGGTGGACGAACAGCAGCTAGGTATTGGGACTTGCCTTTACGAAGCATATTAAAACCCATGAAAGAGTGGGTAGTGTAGGCTTGAGTCAATGACATGTTTGAGATAACTTCCTTAGCACGGTTAGTAGTTGCTGTGAGGGCAACTGAACCAGGATAGTCTTGGACTATTTTAGAGGTGGTGTAAGATTTACCTGTACCCGCTGCTCCGAGGATTGCTATGATGTTAAAGTTGCTTGATAAAACTATGTCATATGCTTCTTGTTGTAAAGTATTTAAGTCCATCTTTGTATCTGAGAGATTATGGTTCTGCTCAGCTCCTCTTGCGAAATAGGAAATTGCCAATAGTCATTTATAGAATGCATAAGAGCAATGATGTCATCGTTGGATTGACCAAGGTCTCTAGCGTGCTTAGCTGCTCGAATAAGAGACAAGGAACGAGAACCAGGTTCAGCTTCAAATGCATACGAGAATGTCGTTAATGGGTCAGCTAGCTGTGCTTGTTTCTCTTTATTAGATAAACGAGTAGGTTCAATTTTAGACTCGGACTGTCCATGAGCATATAGAAGATGGTCACGAACTTCTAATGGCTGTTTGTCTGTGACAGAGAGAACGTTTCTACCAGAGTACGAGAAAAATATCTGTGACTTAGGTAATGGGTCTACTGTTAAGGCAAGGTAGTTTGCTATTGATGCTGTAAAATCTTTCCAAAGCTTATCTTCAACATCTACGTATGAGTCAAGTTCGAGTAAAACACGGAACTTGAATGGGTTGGTAGGGTCTGATGTACGAACTATGTGATGGTTGTAGTTGGCTAAGATACGGTGGCATTCTTCATCTGTGATTGACGATTTGTCAATATCAAAGCAAATCCATTTACAGCCAGATATGATGCGGTCTTTGCCACGGATACCATCTTTGAAATTAAATGGTGAATAGGCAAAGTCCCCTTGTAACATCTGACCTAAGGCAGCAAAGGTAAATTCACCAAATGTATAACCAGAAGCGCATTGTTTAGCACGTTGTTCTTTGCTACCAGATACTTTTAGATAAGATACACCAGAAGCATTGGTTTTAATGATACGCTCATATTGAATACCTAGGTCAGAGGCTGTGTAGATTCCAGAATTGTCAGCAGAGGAAGCGAACTGGATTAGTTCTTTCATCTTGGTTGCTACATTGGCGGTACCTTGGATATAGCCCATCTTCTTAAGAATGTGAATGTTACAGAAAGCTTTACCATCTTCTTCTATTTGGTGCATATATGAGATGAAGAGCTCATACGGGTCTTTAGTTAGCTCTTGTTCAAATATCATCATATCTTTATCTAGCATTTCTACGAATGTGATAGCATCTATGTAGTCTTGCTTTGTCATGGTTTCGTGCTTGTTAATGACGGCGAATGCACCAGCTAGCTTAAATGCTTTCCATTGTAGGTGGGTACGAACTATTTTAGAGATAGGATACTGACGCTTGATTGTATTGGCTACTTCTGCATTGTATCTACGGTACAACAGGAATAAGTCCATGGCTTCGTTAGACACTGTGATAGGCATACCTAGATGGGCTAACTGGTAGTCTGTGATGTCAGAGAACTTGGCATCTAATGTTACACGAGCTAAGCGAGCTTTGTCCTCATTCTTACGCTCAGCAGCTAGAAATGCCGCGATGGAAGGGTAAGTAGGTTGGATAACTTTCTCGTGATTGTAGTTGAAGAAAGACCTACGAGCTAACTTAGTTGAGAACTCTGTACGGAACTTCTTCTTGACATCATGCTCGAATAAGATGTTGTCTTGCGAACCAACAAAGATAGCTGATACAGGTAAGTTCTTGATAGCTTTAGTTTGCTTTTCTTTGCTACGGATAATCTTAGCTTCACGTTTGCCTTCATCATAGACTTCAGATAAGAATTCTATGTTGTGTATTATAGTTCCAGATGTCATTAACTGAGAGCCAATTTCACCAGAGAATAACATACCAGCACCTATGCCAGCTTCATCTAGCTGGTTGAGGTGATTAATAAAGCCTTCTACTGTGCCAGGGGCTAGGAATAGGTCTTGTGGTTCTTTATAGAACTCTTTATAGGTGTTCCAGTCATTAGGGTTTTCTAAGCCTTCACGAGCTGCTATGGCTCTAGCTTGGGAATGTGCTAGTTCTTTACGTTTAGCGTTAATCTTGTCATATGAAGTTTGAAAACACTTACGAATAGCATTGAGACCAGAGTCTTTACCATCGCCTGATTTAGATAATCCGAATGTGATAGCATTGATTGGTATAAGGCTGTTATTCCAGTGAAGGATATTTCTACGGAACTGGGATGTGAATAAAATTAGCTCAGCTACTGCGAAGGTTAGCTTCATACGATGAGTTATTGTATTAATTGGTACTGCTGTGGCTAGGTCTTCAAGAATTTGTGGTATCTTGTTAGAGAATACCCCTTGAGAATCTAGCTCTTGCTTTAATAGGTCTAACATACTACTCCTCCTGTGTTTGGGTTTACCCCCATATCATTGATATTCAGATTTTTGATCAATACTCAATACCTTCTCTTGCATCTATCCCTTTATCGAAATAGTGTTTTATTTTTTTCATTTCTGTAACAAGATCTGCTTTTTCTATCATTTTAAAAGTAGCTTTTTGGCCCGTTAAAACAAGCTCACATTTTGCCTGATCCATGATACTTAAAAGCTCCTCTTCTTTTAATAGTCCAAAATGAACAGCTACAATAATCTCGTCTAAAATAACCAAATCATATCTGCCATCAATGGCCATAAAAACTCTTTTGAGCTGATTTTTTGCCATTTGTAGCTGCAGTTTAGAAGGGGTTTTTATTATAAATTTGTCATCCCACTCTCTATCAACCAAAATGCCAAGTTTTTCCAAGACAAAAATCTCTGAGCTTACTCTTCCTTTCATAAACTGAAAAAGAGCCACCTTCTTTCCAGCCCCAAAAGCTCTGATTAAAAGCCCTATAGCTGCAGTTGTTTTTCCTTTACAATCTCCTGTGTATATATGTATCAAAGCTTTAGCTCCTTTTTCCTAAAACTTTCGCCTTAACGATAACTTCACTATCTTGTAGCTCAAAGAGAACCTAGCTCTTGCTTTAATAAGTCTAGCCCATTACTCCTCCTGTGTTTGGGTTTACCTCCATATCATTGATATAGTGGTCTGTGTTATTTAGGTCTAGCATATTAGCATTGTGGAGCTTTAGACGAGCTCTTGTACATGCTACATAGTATAGACGATACTCTGTTTGTATTTCGTTTGTTAGGATTGTAGCTTCATTACACTTAGCTATGACAGTGTTTAAATCTTCTTCTATATAAACTTCATCGTACTCACAACCTTTGCTACTGTGTGCTGTTGTTAGAGTTATAGCTGCACGTTTAGGCATAGACTTAGCACGATTGTACGTGTCGTATATAGTAGAGATTGAATACTTATTAAGTATGTTACAAGCTTGCTTGATTGATGGCTCTTCACCATAGTTAGACATTAAGAAACTACGGAATGAACCATAGTTACGCTGATGTTCAGGTGACTCTTCATACTCAATTAGCTCATCTACTAAGAACTTATATCTACGGTCATAGATCACAGAATCACGCTTTAGATTTATGAGTGTTAGAATTAAACTGAAGATTTCCTTTGCATCACGAGTTAAGCAGTATTGTTCATTCTTCTTGTTTAATTTTATCATACGTTCTATTAACATACTATTAGTTCTAGAGATATAGGCGAAAGTTTCAGGGGTTTTTAATTGTGGTGAACCTTTGAATACCATATTAGTATCTAAGTAGGCATGACAGAAATGTTCTACTTGTTCAGCTATTTCTTCATTAACTCTGAAAGATTTAGATAGGGGTAGTAGTTTACCTTCATCCTGTAAAGCTTCAAATCCGTTGATTGTATGCATGAATGAGTAGATATTCTGTTGAGGGTCACCTACCATTACTTTCTTAGTGGCTGGCATAAGCTTGAATACTTCTAGAATAACTCCTGTAGTATCACCAGCTTCATCTAACATCAAGAGGTCGTAAGTTGGTGGTACGATAGCTCCTGATTGGAGTTGTAGGTGGAAATACTTAAGGAGAAATCCAAACGTACAAGGTATCTTAGCATCTACCATGAGATTAATGTATTTTTTAGCTATGGTGGCAATATCATGGTCGTATTGGTCAAAGAATGATAAGCTAATTTCTGATGAGTTGAAGAACTCTTCCATTATAGCAACTACATCTAGTTTCTTAGCATAGGGTAGCCGCTCTTTGATATTACAAGCTGTAAAGAAATCTACTTCCCGGTTGGTGTCTTTGATAATGTACATGTAGGCTAACGAATGGATGGTACGACAGTCTACATAGTGTGGGAACTTTAGTTTAGCTTCTAGTGCGATGGCTTTGTTGAAAGCTATATAAAGTGCTCTGTTAGGTTTAAGTTTTTCAGCTATGCCAACTAATGTGTGAGTCTTACCACTACCAGCCACAGCTGAGATTTTGAGTAGAGAGCAGTCTGGGTCTAGGATAGTGTTAATAGCGTTGGTTTGTTCTTCAGTCATTGAGTGGTTCCTTGTCTATGAAAGTAGCTATTAAGTATAGTTGGTTAACTAAGAACTTTATCCATATACGTAGTTCTTCATTTTCTGCTTTGCCAAATACCTCATCTATCTCTTCATCAGTTAGATATTCTATTTCAACGTTTTCATATTTACCATTACGCTTAACACGTAGGTATGTTCCTGTCATTCTTAATCCTTCCTTAAATTTATAAGGTTTTACAGAAAAATATTTCATAATTAGTGGCATTTAGACCAGTCAGGACCTATCATGACACCGCCTGTGTAAGTACATTTCATGTTTAGGTATTTAGACACAGCTGGGAAGTTATTCTTGACTATATCAGCTACTTCTTCTACATATTCATTACGAACTATCATATCAATCTCATCATATATTGTGGCTTGATGACGATAATCTGTGAAGTGATTAAGATGTGATAATTTCTGATGTAGTAGATGAAGGAATACTTTCATAGCTTCAGCACCCATACCTTGACAATGGTAGTTAAGAGCTACGTGAGAGGACTCTACTGGGATTCTGCGACCAAGTAAGGTAGTGGCATACCCATAAGTACTAACTTTGGCTGTGAGGTCTCTAATTAGCTCGTCAAGCCCTTCGGTATTACGAATTAGACGTTGCTGTAACCTACGACCATATAGCATATATACACCTAAGCGGTCATTGAATGGAACGTAAAGGTCTTTCTTGATTGGGTATAGTTCTATGCCGTTTATAACTACTTTACGTTTAGCTAGTTTGTCCATAGCTTCAGCGTGCTCAGTTGTGGTGAAGTCTGTGAACTCTTTGTTTCCAAGGATTGTGTAGCCTGTTAGTGTTTCAGATGAACCATATAGGAACCCAAACCAAACACCTTTACTGTCATCTCTAGCAACTTCAAGAGCTTTACCGTTAAGTGAGTGAAGGTCTGTACCATCTTCTTTCTTACCATTAGTTATAATATCAAACAGCTTACCTCCGTCATACCTATAAAGCAATTCAGCTAGGTTAACATTTTCTTGCCCATCAAAGTCTGCACCAAGGAATGTCCAGCCTTCTGGGGCAGAGAATAATTCTCTAAATTCAGGCTGGGCTGGTATTTGGTTTAGATTGATTGACGAGGATGTGAATCTACCTGTGACTGTGCCATTTGTGTCTATACGAGATGTTACTGTGCTGTTCGAACGAATGTTGTTTAGAATTGAACCAGCACCTGTGGCAAGCTGTGATAGGTCTTTGGTGGTTTTCAGATACTCTTTGAGAAGCTGTCCTTCTGGTATTTCAAGATTGGTAAGTGAATCAGCATCCACTTTAGCATTGCCTTTAGGAGTATAATAAGGGAATTGATAGCCATAGTCTGCTTTAAGCCACTTTTTAATTTTATCACGAGAACCAGGGTCAAACTTGGTAAGCTTGATTTTCTGATATTCACCAATATAGTAAGAATAATATAGCTTGTGTGGTGTGGCAAAATATTTGTACTTTGTTTTAGCTGGTAACTTCCATTTACCATTCTTAGTTCTATCAAGCTGTCTGATGTGTCTAAAAGGGACACGAGACTTAAACTGATAGTCTGGGTCTGGTATGTAGAGTTTTTGCTTTCTAGGCTTTGCTGGGACTACTGGCTGACCATCTGGCAAGAATCTAGGTTTGAATACACGAAGCAACTGGTGTTTTAGATTCATTGCTTTAAAGCGAAGAGAAGTTGCTAATTCTCTAGCTTTGGCGTGGTCGACATAGAAACCTACGTACTCTTGGATGGATATAATTTTAGCTACGTTACACTCAAGTTCCATGAGGTGATAGGCTGGATAGTCTTCACGGGATGATAAGAACTTGTATAGTTTGTAGGTTAGTTCAACGTCTTGAGCACAGTAGGTTAACATGTCTGTGTTGAAGCTAGAGAAATTATCATATTCTATCTTATTGTCACCTATGCGGTAACCAAACGCTTTTAGACTGTATGAGCCATACAAGTCTTTAGGCATCGTGGTAATACCAAGGTCGATGGAATAAAGGTCAGACTGAGTGAACATCATCTTAGCTGCTATGAGAGTATCTATTGGCTTAGCTGTTATAGGCGCTATGGTTTCTAAGATAGGTAAATCAAAGCCAGCTATGTTGTGACCAACTATGTAGTCACAAGTATTGATTAGATCAATAGCGGCTCTGAGATTACCAGCTGAGGTTGAGTGATAAAGGTAGGTGAACATTTTAGTAGGTTGGTTGTTCACTTTGACACCGATACAGTAAATTTTAGATATATCATAGATACCCATCTCAGGGATAAGTTCTGTTTCGATATCTACTGTACAGATGTTCATATTATTTCCTTGCTGCTTTTCCGTATATTGGTGATGGGTATTTAGGTTTATATGAGTACTCAGTTTCGTCTAAATAGGCTAGTATCTCGTCTGTTTCTTCTTCATATGGTTCGATTAGAAGTTCTAACGCTTCAGCTTTTTCAAGTGCTGCGAAGAGTCTATCGAAGGTTGTGATGTTAGATACATCAACAAGGTTGGCATCAGCTTCACAGACTAGGTCATATAGGTCGTTAGTCAAATACTGCTTACCATTGATTGTGAACAGTTTATCAGCATATTTTGCTGGGTAGTTGTCTACGAATGTTGTTAAGAGTGGCAGATTACCTACATGTGAAGCAGGTTCTTGGCGTTTAGTTTTAGCTTTATAGCTGTATGAATAGTCAAGTGTTTTAACTGCTGGTTTAGATAGGTTCTCGGCTAATACACAAGAAGTGTCTGGATTATATGCTACTGAATCAAAGATAGCTAAGATATCAGCTAAGAGTTGACTGTCGTTCAAGTCTCCGAAGCTAACTGATGGGATAGCTGTTTGCTCTTGATACAAGAGAGAGTATGCTGATGGAATATGTTTAGTGTAACCTTTACAGTAGGTTACACATTTACCCTTATAGTAGGTTAGATTGTCATCTACTTTGTTAGCTACTCTATATTCTGTGTGAACTAACTCAGATTCCTCTTTATGGAGAATTATGCTGGAATAGATAGGTGTCATAGCTGCTGACGAGAATGGGAATACTATGCCGGGGTTGGTTGGGTTTGTATCATAATCAGTACCAGAGAATCTATCTAAGTTTCCAGGATGGCGATGGATGTTTGAAAGTGGTGTACGAACAGCTTGAACTGTTAAGTTGTACTGAGAAGCTAACTGAGATATATGTCTATGGAATACTGCAATAGCTTCTTTCTCTTTAACGTCGATGAGTGGTGTTAATGCCTCACGCATAGCTGTAACTTTCTTAAGGTCAAACGAGATGTACGCTGATGAGACCTCTTGGGGGTAGTTAAAAACTACGGTAGGGATTGTGATGTCGATGAAGCTACTGTCAGATGCAGAAAGACGGAATGTAATACCTTCCCAGTGCACTTGATATTCGTTATGCATGGCTAGAATGCCTGACTTAGCTGTGATTTCATGTATCATCTTCTGAGTTGTGTAGAGGATACCAGCGAAGTACCCTTTAGAGTCCGAGACTTTCATTTAAGATTCCTTGTATTTTAATTTTAGCATATTGCTTATGTGCTTCTGCTATTGACATATATGCTTTAGGCATAATGTCTGCTCGATAAGGGCTATCGAGGTTGGAGTAGTTCAGACAACGATATGAGTCGTACTTGGTTGATGGTAAACTACCTATGCAGACTGAGCCATTGGTGGAGATGTTAGCTGAGCGCATAGCTGAGAGGGATTCGCCCTCCTTTTTTGTTATGTTAACTCTACTGAATCCATAGAACGGTGCTATAATACCCCTAGATACAAAGAAATGAGGGACTATGCAGTGCTCTGCTGTTTCTCCAGCAGGAAGAATTACAGAAGAGGTATCTGATGTGTAGATGTTTGGAAAGGATGCCCAAGTATTTGAATTATCATTTCCAGAGATTTTGAAAGATCCTAATGTTAGTTCTCTGTGTAGGTAATTATGCTGACTCAAAACTGTATCTACTGTGGCAATATGTGTAAGCTCTTCAGCAAGGATAGTTTGGTCAATGACTTGTGGTTCCTTAGCTGTGTAAACTACAAGCTTAGTAATTGATGACATCGTAGGTGAGAGAAAGTGTAACGGGTTAAACTTAATTGTTGGTGAAACTGCTAAGACACCATATACTTCAGGTACATCTACAAGGTTCAGAATAGTTCTGTAAGCTGTAAAGATGTTTGTCATAGGTATCTCATAGATGTCAAACATGCTGGCTATATTTATCTTAGCAAAGAAACAGGCTATAGAACGAGCTGGAATTGCTTCTAATGCTGATTCTTTAATATTAAATATAGAACCTTCTGAAGTGTGTTGGGTAAAAGTAGTAGGTTCATCGTTTTGGTAGTAAAGATCTTTAGCTTTGTTTATTATTGGTATTAGGTACAGATCTTTTCTTAGTGCATCATATATTGTCATATGTCATCCCTTATTAGTCCATTATGCTCAAGTTGGCAATTCCATTGTCTTGAGGTTGGCAAAGTTTTAGTATTGGTAACATACGAAAAGTCTAAGATTTTCTTGTTACGTTCTGATAGGTCTTGGTCTGAGGCTAGAAGTTCTAGCAACCCTATTGCAAGTCTAATCTGGTTCATGAAGAATGTTGTTAACTTAATCATGCCATAAGATTCAACTTGTAGGTCTGATTGGTTAACTGGATTGAGGATTAGAGATGCATCATCATCACCATGAGTGGCTGTGATGAGTTTCAGGTTAGCTTCTGACATAGCTTGACGAGTGGCAATATCAGGAGCGCCATAGAATATTTTATTAGAGTAGTTTTCGAAGTGTATATACTTACAAGATATCCTGTTATAATAATGATACCTACTAGGCTTAAAATACTGTTGACAAGCTTTAATAGTATTTGAGCAAAGTTTCTGATATTTCTTGTCTATGAGGGTAAGCTTGGATACCGTAGCTGGTTCCCTAAGAACATTACACGTATTATTTTTAGTTATGTCCTCTACACCATTGAGATATTGGTTAATAGCATCTTTAATAAGAGTATTATTATAATCTCTCAAAATTGGCATGTAAGAGCATCCAGTTAATAGATAGAATGAAATATTTGCAGGACTTAGCTGGATATTATAGCGTGGCTCGAGATATTCTACAGTTGTGTTATTTTCTCTGATTGCTGACATTGGCATACGAAGCAGATTATCTATTGACAGAGTATCTGGTTCGAATATAGTCAATGACTTAAACAAGTTCGAATTGTTTGTCAGGTGAAGGATTTCATATAGCCAGTATAATGTGTTACTGTTGGTTCCACCTAAGCCAAGCATAACAAAGTCTATCTTCTTAGAACGTACTGTGTGTACAAGTTTGTTTAGGTCTTTTAATGAATAACCTAACATACGAAACAAGTCTTCTCTAGGGACAAGTGGTGTTGATGTGATATCTGCTGTGAATTCAGATATAGATGCAAATGATGTTGGGAAAGATTCTATAGGTTTTCCATACTTGATTGATTTTAGGTAATATGATGGCATAAAGCTATCTATGATAACATTAGTTGAGCCATTACGAGGTCTGTCGAAAATGGCATAACGATGTTTGATTTGATCTATTAGGTCTTGCTTAACGTTCATTAGTTCCCCTTATGTATATGGTAGAGGCAGTAGGACTCGAACCTACAATCTACACCGTCAAAGGGTGCTGGCATACCAATTTGCCTATGCCTCTACGTAATGGGCTATTTCTAGCCCAGTTAGGTTTAGCAACCTGATTTAGCTTCAGATTGAAGAGCTTCAGCAGGTGCTTGTGTTACAACTACTTCCTCTTCAGGCTTAGTTGTAGTGTCGTCAGTAGTGATAGCAGATACAACTGCTTTCTCTACAGCTTGTTTGATGATTTCTTCGATATTGATAGCCATGATAGACTCCTTTATAAGTTAGTGAAGATGATTGGCCATTAAGGCAACTAATGTGTATGGTAGAGGTAGCCCTCAAGTAAGAGATACTTCTATCTCTTTATGAAGGCTATCAAGATATGTTTATTGTAACATTAACTAGTTCTGCTATGATATAGATTAATGTTACTTCATAGAAGTTAAACTATAAATAACTATGAATTGCTTGTAGGTACTTCATATAGGAACTCCTTAAATAGATATTTGTGTTCAGATGGTATTTGCTCATAGATTGCATAAGCTAAATCTCTAATATCATAGTGTGCATCTTTCTTAGTACGTAAAGATAAGAAATGTTGTATTGCTTGTGCATTCATAGTAACTATACAAGAGTACTGGTATGCTTGTGGGAGTAGCATAGATATGTCATCATTACTAAATCCCTCTTCAATAGCATCATCTACAATATCCATAATCTCTTGCAACATTTCGTTTATACGAGTAGTTTTAGTTTCTGTAAACATTAAATCTTCTCTACGTTTCTTTGTAGTATAACGAGTAGATTGTACACTAAATTCAACACCTGCTTTATGTCTAGTAAAAGCTAATAGTGTCTTAGTTGATATACCAGATATATCAAAAGTATAGTTTAGATGACGAAGTACTGAACTATGCTTGTTCTTATTACCTACACGTTCTATTAAGGCTTTGTCCTTAGTACCTGTAATAGTTCCTAGGTATGAGCCATCAACTACATCATACTGTGGTTCACTATCACTCTTATCATGACTATCCCAACATGTTCTTATAGCTCTAGCACATACCCATAACGGAGTATTGTAAATTAATTCACATTTCATATTTCATCCTCCTCTGGTATAAATCTAACTAATTTAGCTGTAAGTTCCCATTCAGCAATCTCACCATTATACACTACTTCCTTAAATAGTTCTAAATCATACTCACTGAGTGGTAGCTCTATTGTTGCTATTCTTTCATCTATCATCTTAATCTCCTACAATATCCCTCGCAATCTTCACGAGGTAAATTTCTAACTACACCATGCTTATCTACGTCATCTATATAAAGCTCTTGTGTCTCTATTGTTCCCCAAGCCATACACTTGTCTGTTATACAATTAATATTTAAATGTGAATATTCTGTCATATTAAAAGGCGCTATGCCAGCAGCAAGACACATATGTTGTATAAAAGGACATACTAGCTTTTCAGCTTCACTTATCTTCATCTTTAGCACTCCAATATTTACAGTAGAAATCTAGATCAACTCTGGGAGCCATATTTCTATATTTATTTACTTCAGGATTATCACACCATTGTATATTCTGACCTTTATCACAGTATTTACAACTCTCACAGCTTCTATTCTTGAAGTTGTCTATAATAAAATCTACAACTATATCTGAGATATACTCTTCAGTTTTGTTGGTTACATATCTCTTTATCATTTCGTATACTCCTTTTCATGAAGAATAGCTTGTAGAATAGGTTTCCACTTCTTCCACCATTCCAGAGCACCTTTGTCCATTTTCATGATTTCCTCGTCTTTAAAGTTCCACCACTCCTCATAGGTGTACTGCT